ACGGATGATATCTGACATCTGCTCCTGCATAGCGCCATAAGCTTGCCGTGGGTCTTTAGCAATTTTCTTCTCATGGTTAAGCACCACTTCAGCAATCTCGCTGATTGAATCCAAAGCGATTGATTCAAAGTGCTTGGCTTCGTCAGATTCCGTGACCCATCTGTACGCTTCCATCAACGTGTCGTAAGATGACACTTCGACAAAAGACACGTCAGCATCAGCAATGGACAACAAACCACCCTCAGCTGAAAACACTACAGGGTTTGGCAATGTAGGGATAAGCGAAGTCTTACCAGCGCCTGCGTTACCGTACACCAATAACTTCACGCCATTAGCGTGCAAACCTTTGGTACTGCGTAGATTGATAGCCATTAGGCTCTCCTTAGTTGATCGCTTGTTGGAACATCCGTTTAGCGATTGATTGAATTATTGCACGTTTAATGTTATTGTGTCAACAAGATAATTTAATTAATTTATAAAAGGCACAAAATGTTAACCATTGAGCAAATTTACGAGTTGTTACAAGACAGGGCTGTGCCTGTGGTAGCGGAGCGCACAGATATTCACTACAACACGGTATTAAACATTAAAAACGGCACAAATAAGAATCCGTCTTATGAAGTGATTAAAAAATTGTCAGATTATTTTCAAGCATGAGCGCCACCATGACAACAACCAAGCTAGATGCGGCTTTGACTTATGCGTCATGGGGATGGCCAGTATTCCCTTTGGTGGTGCTGCGAAAGAATCCGATTACACAAAACGGGTTTTATGATGCGACCACAGACCCAGAACAAATCAGAAAGTGGTGGACAGAGAATCCTAATTACAACATCGGCATCCCTACCGGTGAAGTGTCCGGCATTGTGGTATTTGATATTGACCCGCGCAATGGTGGCGATGATAGCTGGGTAGAGTTTCAGCGTGACATGGGCAATGTCCCTGAAGATTCTATTTGCCAGCTTACAGCAGGTGGTGGTGAGCATTACATCGCCAATTGGTACGAAGGGTTAAAAAGCTGCAAGCCTCGCCCTGGTATTGATTTCTTGTCAACGGGCAATTACTTTGTTGCATCACCGTCTTTTGTTATCCCGACCAAAGAAGGCACGATAGATAGTGCGCGCACTTATGAATGGGAAGCATCAGGCGACCCGCTAGAAGGCGCAAAACCTTTTTCCATACCTGAGCAATGGCGTGCAGCTTTGGCGGTCAAGAAGGTTATTTCTAACGCTAGTGATTCACCTCTTATATGCGGTAGCCGAAACGTAGGTTTGACCGCCATGGGCGGTTTAATGCGTCACGGTGGATTCTCAAGTGCTGAGATATATGCAGCACTATCAAAGGCAAATGAGGATCGTTGCGAAATACCGTTGCCAGAGTCTGAAATCAGACAGATTGCTCAAAGTGTTGCGCGTTACACACCTGACCATGATGTAGGTGCATCAGCAGCCCTCGGTGACGCAGCCTCAGAGTCAATCTTAAACGGTCAGGCTAAACACCCCCTCGCCGTATTCGTTGATTACGACATGGGCAATATCCCTGCACAAGAGTATGTGTTGGACGGATTGATTCAGTCAGGCGTAGTATTGATGGCTGGATCAGCTGGGGCAGGCAAAACCACCCAATTAGTACCTATTGCTACCCGTGTGGCACACCTATGCGATCCGACAGACGCACTCAAACCATTATTGCGCCGTAAGATTATCTGGGTATCAGAAGACCCCCGCCAGGTTATGCGAATCCTGCGCTCAATGAAAGAATCGAACCATTTAGGCGGTAAATCAGACGCTGAAATATCAGATTGGTTCAAGATCGTATCAGCAGCACGACTAGCCCCTGAAATCGTCGCACAAGTCGCACCTATATACGAGCAGATGGCAGTTAATAACATAAGCGAAGATGGCGTTATATATGAAACCAACCCGCTAGTCGTGTTTGATACCACCAATGCAAGCTTTGATTTAGAGAATGAGTCTGACAACTCAGAAGTTGGTCGTGCGATGGCAACACTTAAGAGCCGGTTTAGTACCATGCCCTTATGGTTAGTCGCACACTTAGCCAAAGCCCTTAAACGTGCCGATGTGGCTGATTTTAGCGCGCGTGGTGCTGGTGCATGGGAAGCCGACGCAAATCAGGTTGTGTACATCATAAAAGAGGATGATGGCAAGCGATGGTTAGAGATCGAATCCGCCAAGCACCGTTTTATGGCCAAAGCAGACGGGATTATGTTTGATGCAGCATATAACACGATCAGCACCTACGATATGCTTGGTAATCCAATTAGCGAGAAGTTGATACATGGTGTCCCTCAGGTTATGTCAGCAAATGGACGTGCAGATATAAAGAAACAAAAAGAAGTTGATCGTAAAAAGGGCGAAGAATTTGCCCGCGCTCAAGTTGAGAACGAGCGTAAGCAAGTAGCAATTAGTGCCTTAAAACTATTACCACGGGGCGAGTATTTGACTAAGGATGAATTGTGTACCCGCATGAAAGGAGATAGGGCAAAGACTTTGGCATTGATTGATTTGATGGTGCAAAACAATGAAATAGATGAAATGTTTAAGCCATTTCCTAGTCACATACAGACACGCCCTGGGCGGCATGGTTCGGGGTATATGTTGCCTAAAAACTATAAAGCAGAGTCTGATGGAGAGTAATACCGCTAATACCGCTAATTGGTGGTTAAGGTTAAATATTCTCAAATAGTGAGGAAAATTAGCGGTATTGGATTAGCGGTATTCCTAAAGGATACACCCCCAATACCGCTAATCCGAAGGGATTAGCAGTATTAGAGTATCGGTTCATAATACTGCTCAATACCACTAAATACCGCCAATACCGCTAATACTACTAATTATCAATTATTAAATTATCTTTAGGCTCATTAGGGGTTATATCAGTCACATCATTAAGTAGTCTAGCCTCAGCATCTTTTAGTGCGGTAGTGATAGAGATTTGTGTAGTCGTGACAGATACGTCGATCTTATCCCCCCATTGTTTGGGTCTAAGCTTTGCTGCAGACCATTTCCTAGCGTCGATGCGTAAACGTTGACGATTCACCCAGGCATTGATCAGTGCGGGGTCAAGATCGGCTGGGGGCATTTCATCCGATAGATCAACCAGTTCATCTGCTAGATAGTCGCCTCGTTCCTCAATAGCCTTGTGATATTCAGACCTTAAAGACTCATTATTCCTTAGTTGCCATTTAGCGGTCGCATATGGCATTTTGAGCGCTTTAACGGCAGACACTAGACTTTGCCCACTAGAAATCTTTTCGAGGATCTGAGGCCATATTACGCGCTCTGTGAAGGCAGGGTTGTTTATACCTTTGCGTTTTCTCTCAATGGTTTGCGTCATTTGATTATCCAATTACACGTTATGTAAAGTAATTGTATTTGAACATAAAAAAAGACCTAAAAAATAGGTCTTTAGTTTTTGGGTTATTGGTTATGGTTTATGGTTTTTAAACCTCTAATACAACTATCATTATCATGACTATGCCTGCTGTTATTAAAGGAACCATTTTGCACCTATGTCTTTTGGAAATACTCTTAAGTGCTCTTGTCTTTCATCCATAGTGACTATATAGATAAAGCCTGATCTTTCATCCATGCTTTTAATGTATGCAGGGGTTTTGTGAAAGTGAACGATTGAACCTATTAATAGTGGGATGTTATTTCTTTTCAGCATGAGGTATCCATCCAAATTTGCGCCAGGTTGCTTGTACGTCTGTTTTGAGTGCAGGTACGTATACCCATTTTGGATCAGTTAGCATCATGTTCTCCCTCAAATTCAATTTCTAGCGGTTCAATTTCGGTTGCTGTTTTGGCTAAGTGATAATCACTTAATTCTAGATCGGCGGCTTTGTCTTGGGCTTGCTCAAAGCTTGATGCCACGACATCGGCATAAGCGCCTAATGTTATCTGTGCAAATACTCTATAGGTTTTCATATCCGGCTATCCTTAAATAAAGTTAAATAGAATGATGGCCAGCGCAAACAGTACAGCGCCGATGATGGATTGGATTTTTTCGTTCATGATTGATCCTTTTACAGTACAAAATCTTTTAAAGTGCATCCAAAGCAATAGTCACCAGTAGATAACGCGTAAAGTGGTAATGTATGTTTGTAAAAATCAGACCAAACGTGGCTAACAAATGTCAAGCCCACAACAGTGTTAAAAGGTACACTGCCGTTTTCGTTGATGATCGTACTATTCAATACGGCAGTTTTAAACAATTCGTATTTTTTGGGATGATGCAAATAATCTTGTTGGTTGAATTTGCTCATGATTGATCCTCAATATTGAGCAAATACGATTGTGTCGGAATGTGTAACGCCTACTACGCTTGTTTGATAGTACAAGTGATCAAGTACAGCACGCTGTATTTCATCATCCTCTAAACCATGAATGTCTATTTGGTAATCACGTGCAATATCTTCCGGCGTTGCTTCTGAATACTCGCAACATATAGCGATAACATCAAGATCATATTCTGGATCAATTTCTTCAAAGTATTCAAACAGAAGCCCCAAAGCTTCGTATGAGAACTGATCTTTACGCCCTGCGCTATAAAAGGCAGTGCGGAAGTCTGACATATGGATAGTTTGTTTCATTTGTATTTCCTTTTCGATTAAATCGGGGTGGAGTAATTAAACTGCTTTAGAATGCTCAAATGTTGCTAATTTATAACCTTTTCTAGGTTCTAATTTAAATGTGACATTGTTTGGTTGCTTTAATAAAGAATTAAGATCTACTGAATCTCTAAACTGTCCAGAACCTATTTTCATTGTTATCTTTAAATTAACTCTTGCTTTGTTTAAGTAAGCAAATTTATCGCTATCACTCATATTCAATAGTCCAACAATTGACTCGCCCATCCCTTCGTAAAATTGCTCAGATAGGTCTTTAAGTATAAATGTGGTTTTCATGTTATTTCCTCGTTTGTTTATCAGGTCAGGAGTAGATATATTAACACAATAAATCACAATGTATAAACAATTATAACTATCATGAAACAATGTCCATAGCTATCGTCTATGCCGCAGCGCAACATGATAATGCTGTAGGATGTCCAACGTCCTAAGCATTACATTGCTTGTACGATGCCCAACAACTCGCAGCCAGGACGCAAGGGAAATGCTAAAAATATCTGAAGGGGAGGGTAGGGCCTTGCGACAGGGCCTTCGGTAGCGTAGCTATCACCCTAAATTTTTATTTTTTTATTAATATTATTCAACCAGCGTATAATAAACAAAGCCGACTATCGCGACAACGATAACCGGCTTCTGATCACACACCGTAAAAAGGACGGCTATGACTACCAATATATTAACTCAAAGCAGGCTTAAAGAGTTGCTTCAGTATGACGCCGACACAGGCGTTTTTACTAACAAAATATTCCGCGGTTTGCGCGCTATGCCTGGCGTTGTATCGGGCAGCTTAAATAGCAACGGGTATGTTGGCATAACAATAGATAAACAAAAATATACTGCCCATCGCCTCGCATGGTTTTATGTTTACGGCGTATGGCCAACATATTACATAGACCACATAAATCGAATTAAGACAGATAACCGAATTGCTAATTTGCGAGATATACCGCAGTTGCAAAACGGGCAAAACAAAAGTGTACATAAGAATAATAAGTCTGGACATACTGGCGTTATATGGCATAAACGTGAACAGCATTGGCGCGCACGAATTCGTGTGAAAGGTAAAGATATTTACTTAGGCGGGTTTGATAACATACAATCGGCAATAGATTGTAGAAAACAAGCTGAGTTAATTTATCACCCATACAAGGCAGCGTAATGCAACAGCCAATATATTCGGCGCAAGATGAGCAGGCACTTATGTCGCGCCTTTGGGCGCCCGCAATTAAAGATGATCCTTTGGCATTTACGTTGTTTGTATACCCGTGGGGACAATCTGGGACACCGTTAGAAAGGTTTAAAGGACCACGCAAATGGCAGCGAGAAATACTTACCACTTTACGTGACCATATTGCTGCTAATAACGGCACGCTTGATCCTGAAGTGTTTCGACTGGCGGTAGCTTCAGGTCGAGGTATTGGTAAGTCAGCATTGGTTAGCTGGCTAGTTCTTTGGTTTTTAACTACACGCATTGGCGGGTCTGTTATTGTCAGCGCAAACTCTGAAAACCAATTGCGTTCAGTTACTTGGGCAGAAATTACCAAATGGTCTGCTATGTTAGTTAATGCCCATTGGTTTGAGATTTCAGCGACTAGACTTATGCCTGCTAAATGGCTAACAGAATTGGTTGAGCGCGACCTTAAAAAAGGTACACGCTATTGGTCTTGCGATGGTAAATTATGGTCTGAAGAAAACCCAGATGGTTATGCTGGAATTCACAACTGGGACGGCGTTTTATTGGTATTTGATGAAAGTTCAGGTATCCCTGATTCTATTTGGTCTGTTTCATCGGGCTTTTTCTCTGAACCAACTAAAAATCGTTTTTGGGTAGCTTTTTCAAACCCTCGCCGTAATACGGGGCATTTTTACGAATGTTTTAACGCTAAACGTAATTTTTGGATTACTAGGCAGGTCGATGCCCGTGAAGTAGAAGGCACGGATCAAAAAGTATATGAACAAATTATTGAGGAATATGGCCCAGATTCTTATCAAGCTAACGTAGAAATTTACGGAACTTTTCCTTCTGAGGGTGATGATCAGTTTATACCGTCCAATTTGGTTGACGATGCAGTAAAAAGACCTAAATATAAAGACCCAACAGCACCAATCACTGTTGGCGTTGACCCAGCTAGGTTTGGCACTGATGCTACGGTAATTGCTATTCGCCAAGGACGTGATATTGTAGAGATACGCCGTTTTAGGGGCGATGACACAATGACTGTTGTGGGTCATATTATTGAGGTTATTGAAGAATTTAAGCCCGCCGTAACAACTATTGACGAAGGCGGATTAGGCGCAGGAATTGTTGACCGCCTAAAAGAGCAGCGGTATAACGTAAGAGGGTTAAATTTTGGTAATAAGGCTAAAAACCCGAAAATGTTTGGCAACAAGAGGGCTGAAATTTGGGGCTGGATGAAAGATTGGTTAAAGACTGCTAGCATCCCATCAGATAAGTTGTTAAAATCCGACCTGATAAGCCCAAAAATGATTCCCGATTCGTCTGGCGTTATTTTTCTGGAAAAGAAATCTGTTATGAAAGCTCGTGGGCTTGCATCCCCTGATGCAGCGGATGCTATTGCTTTAAGTTTAGCTTTTCCGGTTGCGCACCGTGAAAGTCGGGAACCAAAACGCACGAAAACTTACTCGCCGCAAGGCGTGGCCACCTCATGGATGGGAGCATAAATGATTAGACCACTACACGACGGAATCGTAGTTAAACCCGACGAACGCGTTAAGCACAGTCTTTTTATCCTGCCCGATGAGGCATTGGATGAGGTAAGAACTGGCACGGTCGTCGCAGTTGGACCTGGCAAACGCTTGCTTAGCGGTGGAATTAGACCGATAATGGTATCCGTGGGCGATCATGTGCAGTATAGTGGCACTATTGACACCGAATTTGACGGTCATCTTCTTATGCGTGATGGCGATATAATTGGTTTAGTATAAAAATCGGGCTAATATGAAAGACGAAGACATCCTCTCGACCGCACGATCCCGCTTTAAAATGGCGATGTCTGCCTATAGCGACTCACGGGAGGATGAACTTGACGACCTTCGATTTTATGCAGGAAGCCCTGATAATTCCTGGCAATGGCCGGCTGACGTGTTGCAAACTCGTGGTTCTGTCCAAGGTCAGACAATTAATGCGCGCCCATGCCTCACCATCAACAAGTTGCCACAGCACGTCCATCAAGTCACCAACGACCAACGCCAAAATCGACCAAGTGGAAAAGTAATCCCAGTTGATGATAATGCAGACGTGGAAGTCGCTGAGATTTTAAACGGTATGGTGCGCCACATCCAGTACATCTCTGATGCGGACGTGGCATACGACACAGCGTGCGAGAATCAGGTCGCATACGGTGAGGGTTACTTCCGCCTACTGACAGATTACTGCGACGACAACTCGTTTAACCAAGACATCAAGATTGGGCGGATTCGTAATTCGTTCTCAGTCTACATGGACCCGACTATTCAAGACCCATGCGGCTCAGACGCACAGTGGTGCTTTATTACGGAAGACATTCTTAAAGAAGATTATGAGCGATTGTTTCCGAACGCTAAGGCTATATCTTCTATCCAAGAACAAGGCATTGGCGATCAGTCGATCACGCCTTGGGTAAGTGAAGATACGGTTCGTATTGCTGAGTACTTCTATATTGAGCATGAAAAGGCAACGCTGAATTTGTACTACGGTAACGTGTCCGCTATGGCTGGTTCGGCAGAAGATGCTGAGATGGCAATGCGTGGCATGAAGCCGATCAAGTCACGCATTGTGGATATAAAGAAGATTAAATGGTGCAAGATTAACGGATTTGAGATTCTTGAATCGCAGGACTGGGCAGGCAAGTGGATTCCAGTCATTCGTGTGGTCGGTAACGAATTTGAAGTAGATGGTCAGTTGTATGTGTCTGGCTTGGTGCGTAACGCCAAGGACGCACAGCGGATGTATAACTATTGGGTCAGTCAAGAAGCTGAGATGTTAGCTTTGGCTCCAAAAGCACCTTTTATTGGCTATGGTGGTCAGTTTGAAGGTTACGAACAGCAGTGGAAGACAGCTAACACGACCAACTGGCCGTACTTAGAGGTCAACCCTGACGTAACCGACGGAGCAGGTGGTACATTACCCTTACCGCAGCGTGCGCAGCCTCCTATGGCTTCTTCTGGGCTGTTACAAGCCAAGGCTGGCGCATCAGATGATATCAAATCGACAACCGGTCAATACGACTCAAGCCTTGGTGCGACATCGAACGAACGCTCGGGTAAGGCTATCCTTGCAAGAGAAAAGCAGGGCGATGTTGGAACGTACCATTACGTTGACAACTTGGCTCGAGCCATTCGACACGCTACACGTCAGATTATTGACCTGATCCCCAAGATTTACGATACAGAGCGTGTTGCTCGCATCATTGGCGAAGACGGCGAAACGGATCATGTGAAGATTAACCCTGAGCAGCAGACGCCGGTTAATAAGATCATGAATCAGGAAGGTATTGAGATTGAAAAGATATATAACCCTGGCGTTGGTCAATACGATGTAATGGTCATGACCGGTCCAAGCTACATGACCAAGCGTCAGGAAGCATTGGACTCGATGGGTCAGCTGTTGCAGGGCAATCCAGAACTATGGAAAGTCGCAGGCGATTTGTTTGTGAAGCACATGGATTGGCCAGGCGCTCAAGAGATGGCTAAACGTCTGGCTAAGACGATTGATCCTAAGCTTATGGAGCAAAGCGATAAACCGCCAGAGTTGCAAGCTGCTGAACAACAGATTCAAGCGATGGGTCAGGAAATGGAGCAAATGCACCAAATGCTTCAGAATGTACATAAGTCAGTTGAGATGCAAGACCTTGAGCGCAAAGAATTTGAAGCGCAGATTAAGGCGTTTGATGCTGAAACCAAACGTCTGACTGCTGTACAAGCTTCGATGTCGCCTGAGCAAATTCAAGACGTAGTCATGGGTACTATTCACTCTATGATTGCAACTGGCGATCTGGTGAACCCTACCGATGACCGAGGCAATGCTGGGTTTGAAGAACAGATGCCACCTATGCCACCACAAGGTATGCCACCACCACAAGGTATGCCACCTGAAGGGATGCCGCCACAATGAAGCCAAGTGAATTTGTAGGAATGCTATTTTTGGCTCGCGACGTTAGTCATAGTGTTCATTTGAACACCCGTTCGTATGCCAAGCATAAAGCATTGCAAAAGTTCTATGAAAATATCATTGATTTGGCTGACGGTTTTGCCGAGGCGTATCAAGGTCGGCATGGTTTAATTGGCTCAATCGGGCTACAATCTGCTAAGAAAACGACCAATGTTACGGCGTTTTTGGAAGCACAACTTGAAGAAATTGAGAAATGTCGTTACGAAATATGTGAGAAGGACGACACGCCTCTCCAGAATTTGATAGATGGCATTATTGAACTGTATCTTTCTACACTATATAAATTACGCTTCCTTTCATAAGGCGCATCATGGCAAATTTTACATACACCTCGGCGACTAAACAGGTCAAAGTTGGCGCAGGAAAGCTGAAAGGCATTTTTGTAAGCGCAGCATCAGCCACACCTACAATTACTGTTTATGACGAGCCAGCAGGCGGCACAACCAACACACTGCTAGGCGTGTTTACTCCAGCTGCCGCTACTTTTTACCCTCTTGGCGTGGACGGAGCCTTTTTCAATAAAGGGCTAAATGTCGTGATTAGCGGCACTGTTACTGCGACCGTCATTTACGAATAAGGAAAAGCCATGAGCCGCGCCATTTTCAATTGTTTAGCTGGTGGTACGGTCACGCTTGACGCTGCTGATACCGGATCAAATAGAGTTCTGATTATCCCTGCGGCTGATGGCACGCTTCTCTATGATGATGGAACAGGCACACAGACGTTTGATAACCTTGTAGTATCAGGTAATGCACTGCTATTTTCTGGTCAAGTTACGACTACGCCATCTTCAGCACTTGATATAGCCAACAAAGCATACGTCGATGATTCGATTATTGCGGATGCGTACACAGCTGGAACAGGTCTGACCTTAACGGGTCACGAATTTAAGATTACGGATACTGCTGTCACCGCTGGAACGTATGGCACGGCAGCACGCAATATGACACTTGCGGTCAATGCAAGAGGTCAAATTACTTCAGTTTTTGATCAGCCGATTGACATTGATGCCACTCAAGTTACAAGCGGTATTCTTGATGCAGCTAGACTCTCTGGTTCGTACACAGGTATTACGACTGTCGGTACATTGACAGGATTGAATGTATCCACCGCCATTGTTGGGTCAATTACTGGCAACGCCGGTAGCGCAACAAACATTGCAGGTGGTCTGTCTGGCTCAATGCCTTATCAGACAGCTGCTGGTGCGACTTCTTTACTTGCCAAAGGTACGGATGGGCAAGTGCTTTCATTGGTATCTGGTTTACCTGCTTGGATTTCTGTAAGCGGTGCGGGTACAGTGACATCTGTTGATGGCTCCGGTGGTACAACTGGTCTGACGTTAACGGGCGGACCAATTACATCGTCTGGCACACTAACCCTTGGCGGCACACTTGCTGTAGCCAATGGCGGTACGGGTGCCACTACTGCTGGCGCGGCATTAACAGCTTTGGGTGCTTACCCTTCGGCTAACCCTAGCGGCTTTACAAATAACACAGGAACAGTTACTTCTGTTGGTTTTACTGGCGGCATACTTTCCGTTGCAACAGCAACTACTACACCCGCGTTAACAATTGCCGGTACATCTGGTGGTATTCCTTATTTTTCAAGTGCTTCAACTTGGGCTACTTCAGCTGCTTTAGCGTCTAACGCATTAATGGTTGGCGGCGGTGCCGGTGTTGCACCATCTACTGTTACAACAGGCACGGGCGTTGTTACAGCACTTGGTGTCGCAACAGGATCAGCAGGCGCTTTTGTTGTTAATGGCGGTTCTTTAGGTACACCATCATCAGGCACGCTTACTAATGCTACCGGATTGCCATTAACTACTGGCGTAACAGGTACTTTGCCAATAGCTAACGGTGGTACTGCTTCTACAACCGCAACAGGTAGCGGATCAGTTGTTTTAGCAACAAGCCCAACAATTACTGGGTTAACATTTACATCTGCTGCGAGTGCTGCGCCTGCGTTTAGTGCTTATTCAAATGCAGCGCAAACAATAAGCGCTGCAACTTTTACAAAAATATTGTTTCAATTAGAAACTTTTGACACAAATAGCAATTTTGCATCAAGTAGATTTACACCAACTGTTGCTGGATACTATCAAATTAATTCAAGCATAAATACTTCTGGTTCAAATTCAACATCGTTAATAAGTATTTACAAAAATGGGGTTGAATTTAGACGAGGCGCTCAAATTTCCGTGCTTGTTGCGGCTGGGGCTGTATATTCAGTAAACGTATCTGGAATAGTTTATTGCAATGGCACAACCGACTACATAGAAATTTATAGTTATTTTCAAGCGGGCGCTACAACAAACGGCGATGCCAATACTTATTTTGATGGCGCAATGATAAGGAGCGCATAATGTATGAAAAATTATTAACAATTTACCCCATGCTCACTCCAGAAGATTTTGATTTAATTACCGGCACGATTATTTTACAAAACGACAGCGACGGAAAAGGCGATTACATTAAAGAATGGAATCACCCTACGTTACCTAGACCAAAAGATATTTAAGTAATACAATTATCGTACTGGTGCGATCCACCAGGGTTTCTTAGGAAACAAAAATGTCAGAAGAAGTAACCTTAGCGAAAGTACCCGCGCCAGAACCGGTAGTAACGGCAGAACCGGTATCTGAAGTACAAGCGCCGGAAGTAGCTGAAGCAGCGCCTAAAACCTTCTCACAAGAAGAATTAGATGCGGCCATCGGCAAAAGACTCGCAAGAGAGCAACGAAAGTGGGAACGCGAACGAGCATCTCAACCTGTAGCTCCAGCAGCGCCTGTTGCACCTGAGCAATTTGCTTCAACTGAAGATTACGCCGAAGCACTAGCGTATCAGAAAGCCGAACAAATTATCAGTCAACGTGAGCAGCAAAAGCAGCAGTCAGAGGTTCTTGAACAGTATCACGATAGAGAAGATGAAGCGAAGGCTAAATATTCTGACTTTGAACAAGTCGCTTATAACCCGAACTTAGCAATCACTACCGCGATGGCGAAAGCGATTCAGTATTCTGAGATTGGTCCAGAAGTGGCTTACCACTTAGGTGCAAATCCAAGAGAAGCTGAACGTATCTCACGTTTAGACCCTATCTTGCAGGCCAAAGAAATCGGTAAAATCGAAGCCAAATTGGCAGCTGATCCGCCGGTTAAAAAGACATCCAATGCGCCCTCGCCTATTAGTCCTGTCACGGCAAGAAGCACTGGTTCGCCTAACTTTGATACAACTGACCCACGCTCAATTAAATCAATGAGCACATCAGAATGGATCGAAGCGGATCGCCAGCGACAGATGAAGAAGCTTGAAGCGCGAAACCGCTAATTTACTTTTTTAGGAAACATCATGAGTAACTCGATTCTTACCATCGACATGATTACCCGTAAGTCTCTCGAAATCCTTGAGAACAATCTGGTACTCACACGTAACGTAAACCGCCAATATGACGACTCCTTCGCTGTTGAAGGCGCAAAAATTGGTTCAACCCTCCGTATCCGCCTGCCCGATCGCGCGCTGGTGACTGACGGTGCTGCCCTGCAAGTTCAGGACGACAACGAACAGTACACAACCCTGACTGTTTCTTCACAGAAACACATCGGTGTGAACTTCACCTCTGCTGAATTGACCATGCAGCTGGATGACTTTGCAGAACGTGTTTTGAAGCCTCGCGTAAGCCAGTTGGCATCTTCTGTTGACGCAGACGTTGCAAACTCATACAAAGGCATCTACAACTCAGTCGGCACACCTGGCACAACGCCTTCAACTTCACTGGTACTGCTCCAAGCTAACCAGAAGCTGAACGAGTTTGCTACACCGATGGATCAGCGTTACGCTACCGTCAACCCAGCTGCTAACGCAGGTCTGGTTGAAGGCATGAAAGGTCTGTTTAACCCAACCGGTACTATCAGCCGTCAGTTCAAGAGCGGCATGATGGGCGAAGGCATTTTGGGTCTGGACGAGATCAACATGAGCCAGTCAATCAAGAACCACTTGACCGGCGACTGGGGCACAACGATCACTGTTACGTCAACCGTTGCTACACAGGGCGCTTCAACGCTCGGTATTAGCTTCACTGGCTCAAGCAAAGTCTGGAACATCGGCGACGTGTTCACAATCGCTGACTGCTACGCAGTTAACCCACAGACACGCGAATCGACGGGCAGCCTGCAACAGTTCACAGTGACTGCTGTTGGCACAGGTTCTTCGACCGCAACTCTGAGCATCAGCCCAGCAATCTACACGCCTGCTAACGCATTGGCTACTGTTGATTCGTTCCCTGTTGCCGGTAAAGCTGTCACCATGCTTGGTTCAGCCCTTACTAGCTACCCGCAGAACTTGGTTTACCACAAAGATGCAATCGCTTTTGCGACCGCTGACTTGTTGTTGCCACAGGGCGTTGACATGGCTTCACGCCAAGTCCACAACGGCATCTCGTTGCGCATCGTACGTCAGTACGACATCAACAACGATAGACTTCCATGTCGTATAGATGTATTATATGGATATGCAGCGATCCGTCCTGTCACAGCTGTTCGTATGTGGGGCTAACAAGCCTGTTGTCTAGGTAAAGTATGTCGTGCTACACTACTCCTGTTAGCAAAAAGGAGTAGTGTAAATGAAAACGATATGCTGTATTAAAGAATGTGATTTACCGACGGTTGCATTAGGACTTTGCAATAAACATTGGCGGCGTAATAAAAAGTATGGCTCACCTGTGGCAGTATCAAGCCATAGCGGGTCAAACAGAGGATTATCTGCTGAAGTACGGTTTGCAAAATCTATAATGAAAACTGAAGGATGTTGGATTTGGACGGCCAGTAGGGATAAAAACGGTTACGGTATATTCAGAGGAAATATAGGGCAAACTGGATTTACGAGAGCACACAGGTATTCGTATGCGTTACATACGGGTGACTTGCTTATCGGAATGCAAGCTTTACATTCTTGTGATAATCCTAGCTGTGTTAATCCTTCGCATTTATCTTCAGGTACAAATGCAGATAATATGCGTGACAAAGTCAATAAAGGACGCTCTCGTCCTTGTGTTGGCGGGTTAAATGGTCATGCCATACTTACACCTAAACAAGTAAAAAGTATTCTTAAAGACCCTAGACCTTATGTTGAAATTGCAGCACAATATGATGTAAAACCGTCTACGATAGGCAGCGTAAAGCAGCGAAAATCGTGGAAACATATTTAAAGGAAATTATCATGGCACTTCCAAATGGCGCAGGCGGCTATCAATTCGGTGATGGCAACGTAAATGAAATCAACATGGTGACTCAGGTCACCCCTACAGCAAAGACAGCAGCAGCAACGCTGACTCCTGCTGAATTAGCAACCGGTATCATTACTTATACTGGCGCAGCTGTTAACTTGACCGTGCCACTGGCATCGGACATTGACGCAGCTTTCCCCAGCATGAAAAATGACAGCTGCTTTGATTTCTATATCATCAACACGGGCGCAACTAACGCTGCAACCGTAACAGCTAACACAGGTTGCACTTTGGTTGGTGTTGCTGCTGTTAACGCAGTTACATCATGTAAATGGCGTGTTCGCAAGACCGCTGCTTCGACCTACGTTTTCTACCGCGTAGCTGGTTAATAAGTCGGGGGCGATAAGCCCCCTTCTTTTAAGGATCAATCATGGCCAATACCAAACCTGTCGGCGTAGCATTCGCCGATCCGCAATTAAGCAGCATCACGTTTGACAATGGGCAGCAATTTGTTGCGTTGACGACGGCTATCACCGCCAACACCACAACGACTTCATTGCCTTCTGGTTCTATCGGCATTACTAGCAACGCCACTGGCGTTGGCTATTTGTTTATGTCTGATGGTACAAAATGGCAGTATGCCAAAGTAGCTTAATAAGGTGGGGGCTTCGGCTCCCAACTCTAAATGAACATATATTTAAAACACCCTGTTCACGGAACTAAAGTTGCCAACATGGAACTAGAGGCAGAACAGGATGTAAAAAACGGCTGGGTACGGTATACTTTGGATACGCCTGAAGATGCGGAGCCGGTAAACGCGCTAAAACGTAGACGTAAAACTTCGGAGTAAATATGGCGATCACGACCGCAGGCGACCAGATAAATGGCGCATTACGCTTAATTGGGCAATTGGCTGAGGCTGAAGAACCCTCTGCGGCGACCGCACAAGATGCGTTAACTTCTATGAATCAGATGATTGATTCGTGGTCGACAGAACGCCTCGCTGTTTTTACGACACAAGAACAGATTTATTTGTGGCCACCTGGTGCGATTAGCCGCACGCTTGGCCCAACTGGCGATTTTGTAGGTAAACGTCCTATCCTGATGGACGATGCGACATACTTTATCGATCCGTCCAATGGTATCTCTTTTGGTATCAAGATCATTAACCAACAGCAATACGATGGTATCGCGGTTAAAACCGTTACGTCCACTTACCCCCAGGTGATGTGGATTAACACCAATTATCCAGACGTAGACATTCACGTCTATCCAGTGCCTACCAAAGTCTTGGAATGGCATTTTATTAGTGTTGACCCACTTGATCAGCCTGCTCAGTTGGCGACTAGCTTGGCGTTCCCGCCAGGCTACCTGCGTGCGTTTAAATACAATCTGGCGTGTGAGATTGCTGCTGACTTTGGTGTTGAGCCTTCACCCCAAGTGTCACGCATCGCAATGGCGTCCAAGCGTAACCTGAAACGCATCAACAATCCAGACGACATCATGTCGATACCTTACTCGATTGTGGCGACCCGTCAGCGGTTTAATATTTTCGCTGGAAATTATTAATGAAATCGCCAATTTTGGGATCAGCTTACGTTACCCGCAGCATCAATGCTGCGGATAACCGCATGATCAATTTGTTCCCAGAAATGATTGCGGAAGGCGGTAAAGAGCCTGCGTTTCTAAACCGTGCGCCTGGGCTTCGGCTTGAAGTAGCTATTGGAACTGGACCTATTCGTGGTTTGTGGACGTTTGACAATAATTTGTACGTTGCATCAGGGAATACCCTATATAAGGTAAGTTCAACGTACGCGATTACACCGCTTGGGTTATTAGCCAATGACGGCCCAGTGTCCATGACAGATGATGGCATTCATTTGATGGTTGCGTGTAATGGTCCTTCCTTTGTTTATAACGCTGACACGGATGTGTTTGGGCAGATTACTGACCCAGACTTCCCTGGCGCGTTGACAGTGTCCTACCTTGATGGCTACTTTGTATTCATAGAACCCAATAGTCAGCGTGTGTGGACGACCACACTGCTTGACCCTACTTCTATAGACCCTCTTGATTTTGCAAGTGCAGAAGGCGATCCCGACAATCTAGTGTCATCTATCGTTAACCATTCGGAAGTTTGGCTATTTGGCGGTAACTCTGTCGAAGTTTGGTACAACGCAGCCAATGCGGGAGCAGGGTTCCCACTTCAGCGCATTCAAGGTGCGTTTAACGAGATTGGTTGCGCCGCAACATTTTCTGTTGTTAAGCTTGATAATAGCTTGTTCTGGCTAGGTGCAGACGACCGTGGGCGCGGCGTCGTATACCGCTCCAATGGCTACACAGGTCAGCGCATCAGCACTCATGCAATTGAATGGCAAATTCAACAATACGGCGACATCTCGGATGCTATTGCTTATTCATATCAGCAAGATGGTCATGCATTTTATGTGCTGACTTTTCCGACTGCACAAGCAACTTGGGTGTACGATATTGCCACACAAGCTTGGCATGAGCGCGCAAGTTTTTCAAATGGCAACTTTAGCCGCCATCGTAGTAATTGTCAGGTATCGTTTAATAATTTAATATTGGTTGGCGATTATCAAAACGGAAATATCTATTCTTTTGATTTGGAAAAGTATTCTGACCATAATCGCATACAAAAATGGCTACGTTCTTGGCGCGCTTTGCCAACCGGTTCAAACACGCTTAAACGTACAGCTCAACATCAGTTGCAATTGGATTGCGAAACAGGCGTTGGGTTGCCAGGCATAATTGAAGTGCCTGGGCGAGTGTTTTTAAGCCCACTTCAAATTGTTAATACATTAATTATTAACGACGATATAGAAATTATTAATGCTGTGGACAATTTTGTACAGCCTCAAGTTATGTTGCGTTGGTCAGACGATGGCGGTCACACATGGTCAAACGAGCATTGGAAGACGATGGGCGGTGTGGGTGAGTACTTTACCCGTGTCATCTGGCGCAGGCTAGGTATGACCATGAAATTGCGTGACCGCGTGTATGAGATTTCAGGCACCGACCCCGTTAAAATAGCCATCATGGCTGCTGAACTTGATGTGGAGGCAACAAATGCCTAATTACGCTTTGACTCGCATCCCATCGGCTCAGGTGCCAGTGGTAGACCCACAAACGGGGCTAATGTCGCGGGAATGGTTTCGATTTTTTAACGCTTTGTTTGAACAACTTGGCGGTGGTTCTGCTAACGCTAGCGGTACGTTTACAACAGTAGATTCTAAGACCGTGACGGTTGTCAACGGCATCATTACAGGAATAGTTTAATGTCCATCAATCTTTCAGCCTTTGCCGGTGCGGGCGCGCAATTCTCAGACGCCAACGGCGCGCCTCTTACGGGTGGCTTGTTGTACACATACTTAGCGGGCACATCTACGCCAGCTACGACCTACACCACTCGCGCGGGCACGGCTAACAACACCAACCCGATTGTGTTGGATAGCGCAGGGCGCACACCGGCTGAAATTTGGTTAACCAATGGAACGCTTTATAAATTTGTGTTGAAGTCTTCAACATACGTTCAAATTGGAACGTATGATGGCATTCCTTCTATTAACGACCCAACAACTGCCAATACTTTAATTACGGTAGCTGGAACAAACGCTTTAACTGGTTTGGCCACACCAACTTTAGTAGGGTATGCTGCCGGCGCTCAATATAGTTTTGTCGCTCAAAACACCAACACAAGCGCAGTAACAATTGATATTGATACGCTTGGAGTAAAAGCAGTTACTAAAGCTGGTTCTGTAGACTTAGCCCCAGGCGATATTATCGCAGGCGCAATGTATCAAATAACTTATGATGGAACAAGATTTCAATTAATAAATCTTACTAGCGCATTTCAATTGCTTGTTGGTACAACTGCACAACGCCCAGCCTCGCCTACGTTGGGTATGATCCGCCAAAACTCTACAACTGGTAGCCCAGAATGGTACGACAGCGCATCTTCCTCATGGATTCAATTTTCTCAGCAAACTACAAATAGTCCAAATACGTTTGAGTTTAAAAATCGCATTATTAATGGTGATTTTAAAATTGATCAGAGAAACAACGGCGCGGCGCAAACATATACCGCAGCTGCTTCCGCTGCGTATGGCGCAGACAGATTTATTGCTTTTTGTTCGGGTGCAAACGTCACGGGGCAACGAATAACCGGTATCGGTTCCTCACAATACGGCTACAGGTTTACTGGTGCATTTGGAACTACAGGAATTAATTTTGGGCAACGCATTGAGTCATATAACATTTATGATTGTGCCAATTCAACGGTTACGTTATCTGCTGTTATTTCAAATTCGTTATTAACAACCGTTACTTGGACGGCTTATTATCCAACTGCTGTTGATAATTACACTTCTATTACTTTGATTTCAACAGGTAATTTTACTGTAACTAATACACCTACAAAATATTCAGTCAATATAGAGCTTCCTGCAAATGCTGTTAATGGCGTACTAATTCTTTTTAATGTTGGGTCACAAGCGTCTGGTACTTGGGATATTACAGGAATTCAACTTGAGCGCGGAACAACGGCTTCATCGTTTAATTATCGCGATTATGGACGCGAATTAATATTGTGCCAACGCTATTGCCAATGGGTTCCTTTTACTTTAGGGTTTCAATCTGTTGCGGGGTCATCGCAACTTACTATGGATGTTTCGTACAGAACTGAAATGAGAGTAACTCCATCATTTGCCACAATAACCGCTGACCCAAATGCAACGCAAATTACTTTAAATAACTCAAGCAATTCTTTTATACCTACTTATTCAAGCACTACTGGAGGATGTGCAAGCTTGCTTGCCACAGCGGCTGGTTCGTGTGCTGTTTATGGTTATCGTTCTTTAGCCTCTGCGGAGCTTTAATATGTATAAATTAATGTCTTATTTTGGCGAAGCCCCAGCAGCGGTGCGTAAATATACGTCAGACGATAAGCTGCAATGGCTTGATATCCCGTTTAACGAACAAAATTCAGATTATCAACAGTATCTTGTTTGGCTTGCTGAAGGTAATAAGCCATTGCCTGCGGATAAATAAATATGAAAGTAACGTACAGTTACGCGCATAATATGCCCGACAAGATTAGGTTTCGGGAAAAGATTACGTCTGTACAGGATGGTTTGCAAAAACTAATTGAAGACGGCGCAATCGAATCTACGCTAGATGACTGTACGTTAAAACATTACTTTACACCGGTTGATGAGAAATACGGTTGCTGCACTTACGCACGCGAAATGATGATCCCAAAAGGAACCATTATTATTGGTAAAATTCATCGTCATGAGCATTTGAATTTTATTAGTAAAGGTAAAGTTATTGTATTTACCGAATTTGGACGCAAAGAATTGCAAGCCCCATGTACGTTTGTGTCAGAAATAGGATTAAAACGTGCTGTTTATGCTGAAGAAGATACGCTTTGGACGACTGTCCACTTAACTGAACACGTCGGCGAAGAAAATCTCGACAAAATTGAAACAGAAGTAATAGCACCGAGTTACAATGATCTCGGCTTAATTGCTTCTTTTGGCGCAAAGGAAATAACATGACTTGGGGAATGACAGCCGTTGCAGGTGCAACATTAGTTGGTGGTGCGCTTAGTGCAAGCGCATCTAAATCCGCCGCCAACACGCAAGCCAATAGCGCATCAGATGCGTTGGCACAACAAGCGCAGGGTGCTATTGCGTCTATTGAAAATCAAAAACAAGTCTTGCAAGATCAACTTGCTACTGCTGATGCAACGCGTCAAGAACAAATTAATACTCAGATTCAATACCTAAACGCGCAACTTGACAACACCAGAAATACATACAACGAACAAATTAAAGCAGCTGAACAAACTAGAAACAGCCAGTTAGACGTTGCTCAACAAACGCGCGACGCGCAACTTGGTATTTCTAAAGAAGTGCGTGATGCTCAACTTGCCCAAGCTGGACAAGTGCGCGACGCACAGCTTGGTACATATGGTCAAGTATATAACGATCAAAAAGGCTATTACACGCCTTATCAAGAAGCTGGTCTTGCCGGACAAAACCAACTAATGAATTATCTTGGTCTTGGAAAAGACACAGGATCGGCTGGTTACGGCAAGTTTGCTACGGCTGAATTTACGCCTGAAATGTTTAAGCAAGGCGTTGACCCAGGTTACGCATTCCGTTTAAGTCAAGGTTTGCTAGGTCTGGATCGCCAAGCGGCAGCGCGTGGTGGTCTGATTTCTGGCAACGCGCTCAAGGCGGCATCTGGCTTTGCCGGTGACCAAGCCTCGCAAGAGTACCAGAATGCGTACAACCGTTATCAAACAACACGTCAAAACACTCTTGGCTCTTATCAAGGGCTACAAGGTGTAGGTTTTAACGCGGCAACTGGTCTTGCAAATTCTGCCGGTAATTACGGCCAGAACGTAGGTAACGCACAAGCCAACTACGGCAACGTAATCAATAACGCGCAAGGCAATTACGGTACAACGTCCGGTAACGCTTACGGTAACTACGGTACAAACGCGATTGGTGCGTATGGTGGATACGGTGCAATTGCAAATAGCGCATCCGCTAATATGGGAAATGCTATTGGTAACATTTATGGCAATACCGGAAATAATTTAACAAATATTATGGGTAACGCAGGTGCGCAAACGTATAGCGCATACGGTAATTACGGCAACCAGTTTACTGGCGCAATGACAGGCTATGGCAATAACGCCTCTAATCTGATTACTGGTTCTGGCAACGCTCAAGCCGCCGGTCAAGTTGGTTCCGCCAATGCTATTAACCAAGGTATTAGTGGTGTGACCAACGCTTACTACCAAAACCAATTATTGAACACATTGGGCAATAGGAATAGTGGCGGTTGGTCGGACGCTCAGGCACAATCTTTTATGGGTGAGTATTAATCATGCCAATTGATCCAAATATTGCTTTAGGCGTTCGCCCTGTTGAGCAGCCCAACATGCTTGGCCAGATGGGTCAGTTCATGCAACTGCGTCAGATGCAGCAGGAGAATGACACTCAAAACGCCTTGCGTGATTTTTATGCAAAAGGCGGGGATATGTCAAATCCTGAAGGGTTGCGACAATTGCGCATGATCAATCCTAAGCTTGCGCAAGAACTTGTATATAAAGAAAAACAAGCTAAAAATTTAGACAGCGAGATGGCGTCGCGCGACATTGGTACAGTTGAAAAGACGTTAGTTGTGTCGTCTCGCAATCTGCAAGGCGTAACAGACGAAACTGGCCTTGTAAATTGGACATTAAGCCAATTTAAAGACCCTATTCTAAAAGCACATTTTGACCGCGCGGGCGTTACACCTGAAGACGCTGTTGCACGCGCAAGAGCAGATGTAGCAAAAAACGGGCTAGGCGCAGCTATTGACGCGTCTGCGATGGGTATGGAAAAGTTCCGTACTCAGTTACGTCAAGAAACGCAAGGAACTAAAGTTGCTAACATTGGCGCAGCCGCACCGTTGCAACAAGCCGCGCTTGCGCGTGAAAAATATAACGATCAATTGGC